CCCATACCCCAATACCTACTCCTATAATAATAGCTATTAGTGATTTAATATCTGTACTAACTTTTGCACCTTCTTTAAGATTCATTAAACTGTCCTTCGTTTGGAGTATTGTTTGCTATATCTTTCAAGAAATTATCCATATCACTATTTGTTTCGTTTTCATAGGTTTTATCTTCATCCTTTTCCTTGTCCTCTATATTTTTTGTACGATCTTTTTTCATTTTTATTTAGTCTTTTCTTGTGCCTCCCTATCTTCGGCTTGGTTTTCTTCTCGTATGTATTTACTCCCCATTTCGGTGCTTTTGCCATATCCCTCCAATTTATGCAAATCAGAAGAGTGTATCATAATCCAAAATCCTTTTCTATTTTTTTCAGCCAAAGTGATAACAGGTGTTTTGCTTTCTTCTTTAGCCATTTCATTAGTTTCATCCCATAATGATATAACACTATGTTTTTTTCGCAATTTATTTTCTATGAATAATTTGTCATGAATTACATCTGCTCTAGTAATTTTACCATTACCACCAGATAATGGTGTTCTTTGTCCACCAAAAAAATCTGCGACCTTTCGTTCCCTTTGTTTCCATGCTTTATCTGACATATTTTTCCTTTATCTGTTTATGGGTTAAATTCTGTTCTTTTTTTGTTCTTTTATGTTCGGGGTCAATATTATTATGGTCTATGACATCTACTAAAGCATATCTATATACCTTATACCCACATTTTTTACCTTCCCATTGAAAATGTAATAATTCGGGGGGTTCTTCATATTGTTCCAAACACATAGGGTCATATCGAGAAGTATTAGTAGGCATTTGTCTATATTAACGAAAAACTACATATGTTCAACCTATTAACAAAAGTTAATATTCATAAAATACCCACCGCTGTGGGAAAAGAACCATTCTATAAGCGGGAAAAAAGATTTTTGGGGGGTGGGGGGTCAAAATGAGAACAAAAAGAGAACGAAGCCCTTTTATTCTTTATTTATATCTTTGCTGTCCCTTCATATCTATTAACAAGACAATGAATAGAGTGTGATATTAATGCAACACTATCAAATTGCCCTAGATGTGTGGGTGTGTGTGTGGTGAACGATCAAACAAGGGGAGTAAGATCAATGGACATTACCATTACTACCATTGTCATTGCCTTCATCATTAGGCACTTTAACAATAGAGAGAGTATGGAGTAAGTGATTTAGTTCCTGCTTTAAATCTTCACTTGACCGCTTATGAGTTATATCTTCAATGTGGGTAGTTGATGAAGTTCCTAGCCCTGTTCGGTCTAAAAGACTATTGACCGCCTGTAATCTCGTTGAAGGGGGTATTTTAGTGTCTTGTATTAGTTTTTGTAGTGTTTCCACCGCAATAGGTACACTTGACCGCATTTTGTCTTTTATAGCCCTATCAATCTCGGAGTGTAATCTCTCTTTTAATTGATACCCTTGTTGTTTTGCCGTCTTTTCTGAATATCCCGAAAGTCTTGCACTTTCAGTCGCATTGCCCGTTAAAGTAAAGTTCTCAATAAATGATTTTTCCATTTCTGTAAGGTTTTTAGTCAAATTTCCCCGCTTTCATAGTAAAGCCAATATTAGAACAAAGGGGGAACATAATCAAGGTATTTTTTATTTGACACTCATTGACATAATTTGATAAAACTTAACCAATGTTAATTAAAACAAAAAAGAAGGAAGGTCTAATATGTTAAACGACAATCATTTAGTTGTTGCGGATGAAGGTAATTTAATAAAATTACTTGATACCCCTATTTCAATTAAAACTACACCGAAGACTGCTTTGATTGAAACTAAAGAGGACTGCAAAAAACTAACTTTAAAAGAGGCACAAAAATGGGTTGAAGGTTATATTGAAGGCATAACCTTAACCAATGGCGATTATCTTATAGTTAATGAAGAAGGTAAATTTAAAAACTTTGCCATTAATTATACTGCGTCAAGTGTTTGGTCTAAACATTTTGGTAAAACTGACTTAATGCTTGGTAATGCCATTATAATTAAAAAAAATGCACTTGCGGGGGATTGGATATGATTAATGATTTTGATGTGGCTAGGGAGCATAACCCTAGCCCTAGCCGAATAAAAATGCTTTTAAAATATCAAGGCGGTAATTATGTTTTAAAAACATCAATGGGCGATTTTGAAGGTCAATCATATTTTGAGTGTCTTTGGAAATATGCAAAAGCACCAATTCCGATTGGATTAGCTAAAGCTGATTATAAGACTAAATTGGAATGGGTTGAAGGTGAGTTAAGGGAGCAAGGTAAATGGTAAGAGCAATTTACTTTGGTTTATGTTTTGCGATAGCATTTTTAGGAATTGTTATCGCAATTCATATTCATTTTGGCATTGGTATTTCAATATCAATATTATTTTTAATTAAATTTTTTTTAATGAAGGAAGGATTAATATAATGACAATTTATATTGGCAAAAACATAACAAAAAGAGAGAGAACAATAAAAGCATATATTTTAAGACAGATAAGACAGATTAGAAATATGAAAGATTTGCCTAAATTACCTAAACCTCAAAACGAAGGTAGAATTGGTTGGAAATGGTTAGAAATGGAAGACAAAATTTATACTAATACACTTGATAGATTTTGTTTTGTTTGGGGATATGGAAATGAGAAGGATTGGTGGGACGGCAAAATGAGTTGGGTTTTTTGGTATGTATGTGATGAAATAGAAAACTTAATTGATAGATTAAAAAAGAAGGGGAAAAATGACACAAAGGGATGATAGCCACGATTTAAGAGATTCTATTAATAGGGACAGAATTTATCAGCAAAAAAAGTTAGAAGGACTTGATAATGCTATAAATAGTCTAATGAAATGGAAAGAAGATCACAAATTTTGTTTAATGGGTGATGAATTGACCGATTTAAACGATATTATTGATGATCTTACTGACCGCTTTATAGACTTAAAAGACAACAATAAACAATAACAAAGAGAGGTAAAAATGGTTGCACTATCAACACAAGTACAACAACAAAAAGCAAGACCAATGACAAAGGAAGACAAAGAGCATTGGCGGTCTAAAGTCAAAAGACTAATAGACAATCAAAGATCGGATTTAAAAGCGGTCTTTGAAAGTGATATTCAAAAAATGAAAGATAAGAAATGGAATAGTTTTTTGAAATCGCTTAATTTAGATAACTCTTTTAAAAAATACCAAATTTCCGCAAAGGCATATTGGAAATTTAAAGACGAGAAAGACAAGGTTGAAAGAGAGTTAAAAAGTAAAATGTCAAAAGATTGGCAAAGTTTAAAAGATCGTGTCAATCGTTTCGCTAAAATAAGACAATGGGAAGAACATTATAGCGGATCAAATTTTGAAAGAGAAAGCGAAAGAGATTATTCTGATAGCATAATAGAGTATCTTTCAAAAAGATGTTATGACGAGTGTGAAAAGCAATTTAATCAATCTGTAAAAGGTAAATCAATTAATGATTTAGAACAAACAGAAGAATTGCTAATTGACGCATTGCATATCTCTAATAGTGATCCAGCTATTTTAGGTTTAATTAAATACCATTTACAAAAAGCGGGTATTACAAATTTAGGTATATTAGATGTTGATTTATCTAAATTTAAAATGTTAGGAATGAGTAAGCAATAATGTATTTAGATACCTTTGAAATTGTATCTTATGGATCAAAATGGGTTGGCAACAAGGAAAAGAAAAACCAAGTTGTCGCCCATTTAGTAAATGAAGACGGAATACAATTAAAAGATATAGTACAATTAGCTGAAAGCTATGAAGATACTATTCATAAACACGATAGGGGTAAGATCAAAGTTTTAATTGAAATCTTACAAGATCAAGAATGATAATATACGGCAAGGCGATAAGGCATAAAACTTTGATTAGATACTTTAGAATAGTTCTAATTTTGGGTTTTTGTTTTATCGCCTTATTGTTTTTAAGTTGTTCAAAAGTAGAAATTGATCCTAAAACTTGGACAATAAAAAAAATAATAAATTTTAATAAAAAATAGCACCGCCATAATTTTGCCATAAAGCCCAAAAAGTATTCACTTTGTCGCACCCAAAATAAAACACCCAAAAATCTCAATCGCTTACTTTTCAATAAAATCAATTTTTCCTAAAATTTTTGAAAAAGCGACTATGGTATAATACCCTAATTATAAATTTTAATAGATTTATAATTTAGCTATTTAACATTGTGAATATTGATTAAGTAAGTTCTTGGAAAGGCAAGGTCTTATGGAAGACAATCAAATACCTTATAAAGTCAAAATGCAATTTGACTATGAAAAGGTAAATGACTTATGGGAAAAAATTAAAATCCCATATATTTCAAGAAAAGAAGCCGAACAAGGTATGCGAAAACTTATTATCAAATTTGGTAAAAGCCATTTCGCCCCGCCAAGTTGGGTTTCAGAAGACGGAAAACAAGTAATTAAGAGAAAAAACTTAAATCCAAGAAGATTTAGAGTTTTAAAATCTTTTATTTGTTTAAGTGGAAATCCCCAAACTCTTCATAGAGGTTGGCGGGATTTAATACACACTTGTTCTCATTGGGTTTATAATTATCGGAAAGGTTATAAAAACCATTTCGGACACTCACAAGAACAAGCCAAACTTGAATATGATATGAGTAAATATGTTATTTCAAGTGGTTGGTTAGAAGGCGGTTTAAAACCTAAAATCGTTATCTTGTCTAAAGATGAAAAACGATTGAAGACAATAAAACACCTTCAAAACCTTATAGAAAGGTGGCAACGAAAACAAAAAATTGCCAATACTTTTATAAGAAAATACCATAAAAAGTTAAAATATCATACTAAAAAATAG